CGCGACGATGCCGGCCGCGAGCCGGCGGCTGAACCGCCGCGCGTTTTCGGCCATGCGGTTGCGGACAATCTCGGCGCCAGCCGCGAGCCCGGCCTTGATGATCTTGGTGCGGCTGGATTCCTCCAGCGCCCGGAGCGTCGCCTCCAGCTCGTCGGCGCCTTCGAGCCTCCAGCCATGGACGCGTTGCTGGACAGTGCGCCGGTCGAGACGGGTCTGTGTGACGTCACCGAGAGCCATTCAGGCCCGCCTCGCCGGCGTGCGCGCGATCCAGCGCCGCAGCTTGTGATCGAGCGCGTCGGGCGGCGGCGGCGTCCGCGGGGCGGCGGTCACGCCGCGTTCCTCGGCCTCGATCAAGGCGAGAGCCTGCCACTCGGAGAACTCACGGCTACTCATGCGGGCGAGCATCTCGGTCGCGGTCATGCCGCCCAGCGCACGCGCTAGCTCGAGTGCGAAGCGCCGTTGCGGGCGGCTGCGGAGTTTCCCGCGAGCTCCTCCACGTCCTGCGACCCGATGCCGCTGAGCCGCTGCGCCGCCGCGAACACGCGATCCATCGGCGCCGCGCTCTTGCCGCCGAGCGCCTCCACGTCGGCGTCGGTGAAGAGCCGCGCGCCGGCGTCGTCGACCACGCACAGAGCGACCAAGCGCGCGCGAAGGTTCGCGTAATTGGTCTGACGATCCTTGCCCTTGCCGGTGTAGCAGCCTTCCTCGAAGGCGTCGCGCTCGGCCGCCGTGAGCCCGCGGACGAGTACCTCGCCGCCCCACTCGGGCACGGCCACCGCCTCGGTCCTGATGTCCGCGATCGCGAGCACCGCGGCCCGCGTCAGGGGGGCCATGACTACGCCAGCCGCGCCGGGACGGTCGTGAGCCGCAGCACCGCGACGGCCTGCGGGTCGCCGTCGAGCGCGAACGTCGAGCGCTTGAACGACTGGACCCACGCGGAGAAGCTGATGCCGTTGGTCGTGTCCGGCAGCACGATCCGGTAGCTGCGTACGGTGCCGGCGATCACGTCGTCCTCGAGCTGCTCCTGGCCCGCATTGCCCACGACGAACTGGAACGTGACGGTCACCGATCCGGGATCGGGCAGCTTGCCCGACTTCGTCGCGCGCACGCTCGACGTCAGGTGCACGTCGGGGATCTCGACGACGGAGACCTCGGGCGGGTCGATGTCGATGACGTTGGCGATGGCCGCGAACGTCTCGGAGCCGAGCGAGGTCACCGTGATCGTGAACGAGTCGCCGGCGACGAAGTCGGTGCTGCCGTCGGCCAGCGTGAACGCGAGCCCGCCCTTCGAGAACGCAGCCGCCACGGTCCCGACGCCCACGAGGGACCCGTCCGGCTTCTCGAGCAGGAACGTCCCCGCGTTCGTCGCCGCCGCGATGATCTGGAGCGTGTAGGCGCCCAGCACCGCGCCGGCGCTGACGGTGATCGCGCCCATCGTCCCGTTGCCGGTGTTGCCGCCAGCCGCGGCGGCCGAGGCCGCGCCGGGCCCGCTGCCACCGTCGCCGACCTGGAGCGTGGTGCCGTTCGTGATCATGCGCCGTGTCTCCTCATGCCGGCCACGCCTCGATGCGATGCACGCCGGTCTGTAGCTGCGGGGTTTCGACGATCACGCGCGCCGCGATCAGATGTGTCTCGACGCGCCGCTCCACCTCGATGACGTCCTCCACCGCGAGCGCCTGCCCCCCGTAGAGCACGCGCACGGCCGGCGCGAGATCGGCCTTGGCGCGCAGATCGCTGCGGTCGCGGATGCGGATGCGGTAGCGACCGTCGCCGAGTGCTTGGACGTCGGCCCACACGGTCGTGGCGGTCGGAAAGTTGGCGAAGGCGCCGGTGTCGTCATCGAGCCGCTGGAGCGTGATGCGGTCGCGGAGGTCGCCGGCGCGGATCATGTCGTCCAGCTCCATGTCCGGTAGTTCGCGAGCAGATGATCCACGTGCATCGGCATCGCCACCGGCGAGCCCACCCCGCCCGTCAGGATGACCGGCTCGCGGTTGGCGTAGAGGTGCGCCACGAGTGCCTGGATCGCCCAGCGGATCGGAGGCGGCACCGTCGCCGGGCTCGTGCCGAAGCCGGCCGTGAAGCGGACGGTCACCGCGTTCACGACGTCGCGCGTGGACGGCCAGGAAACCCCGTAGGCCGGGAGGATCCGGCCCGGCGTCGGCGGCTCTGACCTCGTCGCGTCGACCGTGTACTGATCCGTCGCCCACGTCTGCGTGTCGCCGTCGGCATCGAGGTAGGTGATGCTGAGGACCGCTTGCAGCGGCGGCAGGGGCACGCGCAGCGCCGTCGTGGAGGCGTCGGGGAACCGATCGAGGCGCCAGTCCCACGTCTGCGTGACGAGCGCGAGCCCGTAGGCCGATTCGATGTGCTGGCGCGCCGCCGCCACCAGCAGCGCGAGGATCGTGTCGTCCGCCGTCCCGTCCTGCCGCACGTACGCGCGCGCCTCCTCGACGGTGACGAGCTCATGCGGCGGCGAGACGAGGGTGAGCGAGGTCATGTCAGCCCACGACCACGTGAAACGCGCCGGTTTTTGTGTCGCCGCCGGAGGCGATCACGATCTTGACGCGATCCTGCACCGCCACGACGTAGTCGGTGACGGCGGTGCCGCCGGCGGCGTAGAGCAGAGCGGCCCCGGCGGTCGAATGCGTCGCCTGCCTCGGCGCGACCGTCGCCGAGGCGTTGACGTTGTCCTGATCCCACACGACTTCGCCCGTCGCCTCGAGCGTGACATCCACGTCCACGCCATCGGCGAAGTCGGTCTTCACGTAGCGCACGGTCAGAATCCGCCCGGTGACGACGGGCGTGTAGCCCGTCGCCGCGCCATCCCCGTCGGTCGTCAGCGTGACGGTGTACTGCTCGGCGTACACGGCCTAGGCCGCCTCGGTGGCGTAGAGCAGCACGACGTCGAAGTGCGTTGCCGTGGTCACGGCCGATCCGGTTTTGCCGATCGTGATGGCCGTGTTCGCGTCGTTCAGCGTGAACGAGGCGCCGGCGGCGAGGATCGTGCCGCCCGTGCCGTTGGCGCGGATCATCGTGTTCTGCGTGAGGTTCGCTTGCGCGAACGCCACCAGCTTGGCCGCGCTCGACTGCGTGCCGAGGATGTCGACGGTCGTGACCGCGCCCGCCGCGCCGCCGATCGCCGTGATGTGGCAGTCGATCATCCGGTGCTTGTAGCCCGCGATGGCCGGGACGAGCGTGTACCCGGCATTCACGTCCGCGATGGCGACGCGCGCGCGGAGGTTCTGCGTCAGCGGCGCCAGCAGCGCCGCGCCCGACTCGGCCGTGACCTTGCCGCCGCTGGCGATGACGAGCTCGTTGCCGCCCTGCTTGCGATAGACGAGCGGCTCGTACGTCGCGTCAGGCATCGTCGTGTCCCCCTTGGTTGCCCCCGAGCGGCCCGGCCTGGTCCGAGCCGCTCGGAGTAGTCACGTGGACGCGGGGTGACCGCGTGGGATCGTTGCGTTACGCTTCGGCCGCGCCCGTGAGGGTCGTCGACTTCAGCACGGTGGCGCCCGCCGTGACGGGCGCCTTGCGGCCCTTGTACTTGATCGCGACGATGCCGAGGATGACGGCGTTCGCCGCCGCCGGGGTGATGTTGCACTGGAGGTAACGCTCTTGCGGTCGGAAGACGTCGACGACGATGCACGACTGCGACAGGAGCGCGTCGGCGGCCGTGGCGGTGTAGGCGGTCGTGGTCGCGAGACGCGCCATGCCGCTGGTCTGGTTCGCGGTGTTCTGTTCCACGAACACGTCGAGCGTGCCGTTCTCGAGCAGCGTGCCGAGGCCGGCGACGAAGACGACGCCTTCCCAGCCCGACATGTCGAGGATCGAACTCGTGCGCTTCGTCGTGCCCGCCGCGAAGTAGCCGAGCACCTGGCTGACGTCGAGCTCTTCGAGCATGCCCATCAGGGGATCTCCTTCCTCTCTCTCTCGATCAGGCCAGCTTGACGCGGACGAACGCCTCGGCGAGCACCGGCGCGCCGTCGACCTCGGCGCGACCGATGAACCCCGTCTGGTTCGTCGCGGCGTAGAGCTCGACGAGCCGCTGGACGGTGAGCGTGAGCGCGTCGACGATCCAGTACTTCGACAGGTCACCAATCAGGCCGACGTAGAGCCCGGTGGTGAACGTGGCCGGCGCGTACTCGCTGACCGAGTACGGCACATCGAGGATCGTGTCGGGCGTGCCGCCGGCGAGGCCGGGCGCCCACAGGTACTGGCCGTTGCCGTCCTTGAGCTTGCGCACGTTCTTGACGGCGGTCGTGGAGAAGATCCAGCGCGCACGCGGCCAGTAGGCAGCCTTGAGCGTGTACTTCGCCTCGATCAGCCCGTCGGCCGTGATCGCGGTGGCGGTGTTCCCCGTCGAGACGTCGCGCGACGTCGGGACGCCGTCTGCCGAGGCCGTGAACAGGCCGAGCGGCTGCTGGTTGCCGGAGCCGGTCAGGAACGTCTTCTCCTCGGTCACCGCGAACTTGTACGCGAGGCGGTCGCGCACGAGCGCCTCCGGTCCGATCGCGGAGGCGCGCAGCAGCTTGTTGCTCGCCTTCACCTGCTTGGCGAGCGGGTGCGGCTTCAGCTCGCGCTTGCCGAACGCCATCGTCGTGTCGAGCGAGCCCGTCGCCAGCTCGGAGGTCCAGTCGGCGTCGGCCGGATCCGCGTCGAGCGTGGGGACGCCCATCGCCTCGGCCGAGGTGACCGTGTACTTCGTCGCGAACTGACGGATGAAGACGAGGTCGTCGACCGCCTTGATGAGCGTCGCGTTGAACTCCTCCGGGGCCACGAGGGCGCCGCCCTTCGCGAGAATGTCCATCTGCAGGTTGCGTTGCTCGGCGATGGGCATGGTGAGGATCGCCGCCGGGCCGTCGAGCAAGTAGTTGCGGAACGCGGCCTGGTACGCCGGGGTCGCGCGCGGGTTCGCGATCGGCGCGCCGCCGCGATGCTCGTCGCCGGGCATGGGGCGCAGCGGCTCGGAGGTCGGACGGTTGAGATCGAGCCGGATGGCCTCCATCCGCTCGTCGCGGATGATCCGCTTGCCGAGCGCATCCTGCTCGGCGTCGATCCGGTCGAACTCCTGGCCTTCCTCGGCCGTGAGGTCGCGGTTCTCGAGCGTCGCGCGCTCTTGCAGCTTCCGCATCTGCTCGACGAGCGCGCCGCGCTGCTGACGCATCTCCACCAGGGTCATCGGGGGCTCCTATTCCGGTGACCCGGTGTCGCGCGCGAGGAATCAGCCCGTGGAACGCGGAGAAACGAAAGGCGCGTGCCGAGGTCACCACGGGGGTCTTTGGAAGATCCGTGGAACCTACAGGCACGCGCCTCGATGGAGTCGCGTGGCTCTGTGTCGCTCGCAGCCCGTCGTGGCCATCGGGCCCGACCTGGCGGCTGGAACCGTCTGCGATCGGGGTTACGCTACCGCGCGCGGATTCGGGATGTCAAGATTCTCGCGTCTCGGGTTGGTGACCGGACCCCGCGCCCGGCCACTTCTCGGGCGGCGCCTCGGGCTCGGGGATGCGCGCGCCGACGGCGTCGAGCGCGCCGTCATCGTAGACGCCATGCGGGGTCAGCCAGCCGGCCGCGGTCCATTCCGCGACGAGCCAGCGGCCGTCCTGCTTGACCCAGTAGAACCCGCCCGGCCGGGAGGTCATCGCCGGACCGGTCGCTTCCCTGATGGCGGTGGAGGAATCGGCGGCATCGGTGGCAGCGGCCTGTACAGGAACGGATAGGACGAGCCGTATCGCGGTTGCTGGCGGCGCTGATGGCGAACACGGAACCGCCGGATGGCCTCGGCGCCGATGACGCCGGAAAGGACGCCGACGACGAGCGCGAGCCACTCGATCATCCCATTCATCGCCGCGCGATCGCCGCCTCGGCCGCCGCCAGCCGCCGGCGCCGCGCCTCCGCGATCTTCCACGCCTGCCGTTCCTGACCGAACGCGCGCACGGCGACGTCCGTCTTCAGGTACGCGGGATAGACGACCGGGGACACGTCGATGAGGTCGACGCTCACCAGCTCGCGCAGCGGCGGGTCCGCGCCCATGACCCAGCGGTCGCCGCCGAGGGGCGTGAAGAACGCGAACGACATGCCGTCGATGTTGCCGGCGCGCACGTCCTTGACGATGTCGACGCCCGCCTGCGTGTCAATCGGCGTGATCTCCACGCGGAGGCCGCGCTCATCCTCGGCGACCTTGAGCGAGCCGTTCGTCGTGCGGCCGATGATCCGGTTGCGGTCGTGGTTCACGAGCGCGCGGATGTCCGGCTTCGCCGCGAGCGTCCGCGAGAACGCGCCCGGTCGGATGATCTCGACGAAGCCGCCCAGGTCCTGGCTCCGCGAGTTGAAGACGGCGGCGTAGCCGATCAGCCGTGGCGGCTGGCCCGCCTCCGCGCGCAGCTCGATCCCTTCGACCGCTCGCACTTCCATCTCGGGCATGTCGTCTATCCTTTCCCGCGGCCGAGGGCCAGCGCGATCAGGGCCTGCTCCGCGTCGCCGTTCCACGACTCGAGCGCGCCGACGCCGTCGGCGAGCAGGCGCGCGCGATGGTCTGCCGTGTACGTGCGCGCGGCGTCGAGCGAGACGTGTAGCAGCTCAGCGATGTACGCCGCATGCCGCGCGTAGAACTGATCGACGGCCGTGCGCCATGCCTCGGCATCCGCGGCCTCGCGCTCGGCGAGCTTGCGCACCGTCTCGACTTCGCGGCGCACGACGCGGGCGGCGTTGTCGCGCGAGAGCAGGCCGCCAAGCTCGATCATGCGCCGCACGTCATCCGGCATCTCGTCGGGGGTCATCGGCTGCACCGGCGGCGGCTCGGGCGCGGACGGTGGCGGCTTCGGCGGCGTGTCGAGCGGCATCAGATTCGCCTGAATCCACAGCTTGTCCGCGTTCGGATCAGCACTCGGGTTGCGGCCTTCCAGCCGGCGCCACTCGTTCGGCGTGATCGTCGCGTGCAGGAACTGCGTGCGGAGCGACTCGGCGCGGGCCTGCGGGTCGGCGCGCAGCAAGCTATCGATGTTGTGGCGGATGAAATGCGTCTTCCGCTCGAGCGGGGTCAACAGCGAGACCTCGAGCGCCTGATCCCACCGCACGACCCACGGGCGCACCGTGTGCCCCTCGTACGCTTGCCAGAACTCCTTCGCGCTCGCGTAGGTCGCGGTCTTGTCGTCGTGCCCGATCACGACGCCCGGCACGCGGAAGCCGCGCGCCATCTCACCGAGCTGATACTGCCGCGTCTGGAGGAACTGTGCCTTTTCGTTCTCGACCGAGATCTCGTGGAACTTCATGCCCTCTTCGAGAATCGCGAGCCGGTGGCGATTGCTGAGGCCGTTGCCGTGCAGCTCCTCCCACGACTGGCGCAGATTCGCGCGCCCCTGCGGACCAAGCCGAGCGGGATGCTCGAGCACGCCGCCGGGCGTCGCGTCGTTGCCGAAGAAGCGCGCGCCGTACTCCTCGAGGTCCTGCGTGTGGCCGATGGCGTCGCGCAAGAGCCGCACGCGATGCACGCCGAGCAGACCGTCCAGGGAGAGGCCGCGCAGATGCAGGATCTTGTACGCCGGCATCGCGATCTCGTCGACGGCCGTGGCGCCTCGGAGGCCCTGGACGTTCACGATGTAGACGAGCTGGCCCGCGCGCCGCTCGATGCGCACGCGGTCGGGGAAGATCGGCCAGATGGCGGTGACACGGCCGTCCGTGTCGTTACGCTGGATCTCGGAGTACGCGTTGCCCCACAGCATCGCGTGCGCCTGGAGCATCTCGCGCCACGTCATCGCGGTCTGCTCGGGGTTCGGTTGCGTGTGCAGGAGGTCGAAGAGCGGATGATCCGGGTCCTCGCGCTTGCCGCCGTCGGGCAGGCGGCGGAACACATCGAGCGAGAGCGAGCCGATCGTCTCCGAGACGGCGGCCACGGCGCTAAAGACGGACGGCGCCTCGATCGCCGTGGCAGGCGTGACGGTGCGGCCCGTGGCCGTCGCCCGGCCGCCGAACATCGCGACGAGCCACGCGGCCGGGTCGGAGATCAGACTGCGCTCATACGATCGCCGCTCGAGGAGTCGGTCCACCAGCGCCATCAGCGAGACCTCCCGAGGATGCCAAGCGCCATCATCGCGCACCCCATGACGATCAGCGCCGACGGCGGGTGCAGCCACCAGAGTCCCGTGCCCGTCGTCGCCAGACCGCCGAACACGAGGGCGTCGCGGAGGACCTCGATCGCGA